TTGTGAAAGCTTGCGATAAAGGCAAGGAAAAGATCGTTAGATTTGGCGATGCCAATATGACCATTAAAAAATCAAACCCTAAACGGCGAAAGTCGTTCAGGGCCAGACACGGTTGTGACAAGGGCACATTGGATAAGTTGAAGGCCAAATACTGGTCTTGCAGCATGTGGTAGAACAAATGGATAGAAACGTTCAGCTTTTATTTTGGGGCGCGGGGTTATCTCTTTCATCCGTTGGTCTTATCTGGATGATTACTACTCTTGTTACTGTAGACAAACGAACAGAGGTTATGGATGTAAAGATCGATCACCTGGTTCAGTCGGTCGAAGCATTATCGGAAAGGAAGTTTAGTTTTGATAAGTCGTGGACAAACATCATTCCAAGTATCCAAGTCACCTCGGAGACGAACTAATGGCAAAGAAGAAATCAAAAAAAGACGCTTGTTATCACAAGGTAAAAGCTCGGTACAAGGTGTGGCCCAGCGCCTACGCTTCGGGGGCACTCTCAAAGTGTCGCAAGGTAGGGGCAAGCAATTGGGGAAACTCTACTAAGAAAGCTGCTGAAGGTGGTGTAATGACTTCAGTAGATAATCCTAAACGTCCCGCACGAAACAGATACAGTCCAGGCGGCATGATTGCTTCTGGGTGTGGTATAGTAGAAGAAAATCGACGTAAACGCACAAGGACTTTCTAATGGCAAAGAACTCCCTTCGTGAATGGTTTGGACAAAACGATGGCAAAGGCTGGGTGGACTGTAAGACAGGAAAGCCTTGTGGTCGTCAAAAGGGCGAGAAGCGTAAAGGCTATCCTGCTTGTAGACCTACAATGGCGCAGTGTACTTCTGCGGCAAAAAAGAAGAAGTCTTCTAAGCGAATAAGCTGGAAGGCTAGTGGTGGTGGTTTGGTAGCCACTAGAGGTGTTAGAGTTTTCTAAAGGAGAAAGTATCATGATGAAAAAGAAAGGATACCGTGGCGGCGGTAAAATGAAGACTAAAGGTTACTCCGCTGGTGGTAAGATGAAGACTAAAGGTTATAAGGCTGGTGGTAAGATGAAAAAAGGGTATCGTCTTGGTGGCAAAATGATGCCTAAAGGGTATTCTATTGGCGGAAAAGTAAGAATATTCTAGAGTCTGATGCCCTACCTACAAAGCAATATACCTTATTTTAAGGCTTGGGTTCGTCGTGAGTACACCCATAATCATGAGAAATATCACGGCGAGTTTCTCCATGCTATGGTGGTTGCAGTTACAACCATACCGAATAGATCTCTAAGTTTTCAAGTAATCTTTACAGGATGTGAAGCTGAAGACGAGGAGGAAGATACAATTCACGGCGGTGCAATGTGGGCCAGGATGCCTATAACTGCCTTGGTTGCAGATATACCTTTAGAAGAATGGCCTGAACCCATGGCGACACATGACGCACAGCCTTGGGATTGTTCCTCACATAATCATTCAGTTTATGTTTTGGACAGAGCTACACCGTGTCCTTGGTTAGCCAAAATCGATGGTCAAATGTTCCCTGCTAAGTATTTGTTTACTGTGGATTACACTGAAAGCGAGATTGGTGATGATCCTGCACAGCATAAACAGAGTCATGTTTTACAGCTTTTAGATGCTGGAGAATGGACGGGTAATATTGTTGCGCTACCAAATAACCGAGTGCGTGTAACGCATCCAGCTTGGTTTGCGTTGGGAGAGGGTGCACCTGATTTTAAACCGTCTCAACATATACACTATTCAAAAAGTGATTTAGACTATACACTAGATGTAAATCGAGTATTCGATAACTTATACAATGAGGAAGAGAAAGATGGCTAAAAAGTTCCCTGATCTAACTGGTGACGGTAAAGTTACCCGAAAAGATATTTTAAAAGGACGTGGTGTCAAACTACAAAGTGGTGGACAAGCTAAATCTCCCACAAGACCAAGGAATAGAAAAGTTGATAGAGGAATTATCGAACGAGGTGGGGTAACTCCTATTAGGTTTATAACCGGACTTGTGCTTGATCGCATGGAAAAAAGAGACGAGCGCAAGTATATGGATCATTTAGATAAAATGGGAATGTTTGATGAGGGTGGCGGTAGAGCTAATGTTCCACCTAAAGGTGGAAGATCAAAACCAAAACCAAAACCAAAACCAAAATCTGATACCGAAAAACTTATGGATGAGTCTCGAGAAAAATACAGACCTAATCCAAAGACTTTACCCGGAGCACCACCAAGAGATTATAACCCACGAAAGAAATCACCACCTAGAAAAATGAAGCCACTTAAAGTTGCTGACGGTGGAAGAGTAACCACTTTTAGAAACGGTGGAGCCGCGATAACTAAGACCAACCAGAAACCACATATGAGTTAAGCTATGGCAACTTCAGGATCAAGAGACTTCGAACTCGATGTAGCTGACATCATCGAAGAAGCGTATGAAAGATGCGGAATAGAGGTACGTACAGGCTACGATGCAAAGACTGCTCGTCGGTCTCTTAACTTGATGTTTGCAGAATGGGCGAACAGAGGTTTGAATCTCTGGACTATACAGCAAGCAACGCTTACGCTTACCAAGGGCCAGGCCCAAGAGACGTTGACCTCTGATGTAATAGATCTTCTTGAGGTGGTGTTACGGCGTGACGGTACGGACTTTGAACTGAGCAGAATTAGTAGGGGTGAATATCTAACGGTTCCTAATAAAACTACGGAAGCTCGTCCAAGCCAGTATTACTTTGACAGAAAGATTGACCCCGTTATTAATCTCTGGGCTACCCCAGAAAACTCAACAGATCAGATAGTTTATTATTATGTGCGACGAATCGAAGATGCTGATACTCTTACTAATACTACTGATATGCCTTTTCGTTTCTATCCTTGCATGGTGGCTGGACTAGCATACTACTTGGCGATGAAACGTGCTCCAGAGCGGATTCAGTTATTAAAGACAGTTTATGAGGAGGAGTTCCAACGTGCTTCTGATGAGGATGAGGATAGAACACCTCTGAAACTACAACCTAGTATACAATATTTGAGGGTATAATGGCGTTTGCGTCCGGTAAAAAAGCTTTTGGTATATCAGATCGATCTGGTTTTCGGTATCGACTCAGAGATATGCGTAAAGAGTGGAACGGACTACTTGTAGGTAAGGATGAGTTTGAACCAAAACATCCGCAGCTTAGACCCCCTCGTGTAGGCACAGATCCACAGGCGTTGAGAGATCCACGTCCAGAGACAGGTTTGTCAGAGCAAAGAGCACTACAATATGGATTTAATCCTGTAGGCTTCAAAACAATACCAGGAATAATTGAAGAGAATGATCTTGTTGCGACGGGGTCAGTTGGAACTGTCACGGTGTTTTTACCTAAAACGCTAGGCGCACAAGCACTTGGGTCAGTTGGTAGTGTTACTGTTCAGCTTCCCGCTACGGTAAATCAAGCTCTTACAGGCTCGGTTGCTACGGGTGGAGTAGCGTCTGTTTCTCTTTCTACGAACGTTACAACGTTTTACATTAGCGTAGCTAACCCAGGCAGTGGTAATGTTTATTACATTGGAGGCACGGCGCAACAGACTCTAAACTTGTTAGAGGGTAATATATACCGTTTTGATCAGAGCGATTCTAGTAATAGTGGGCATCCTTTACAGTTTTCAACGACTTCGGACGGGACACATAATTCGGGTGTAGCTTATACCACGGGAGTTGTTACAAGCGGAACTCCGGGTAGTTTAGGATCGTACACAGAAATAACGGTGGCATCGGGTGCCCCAACATTGTATTATTATTGCACCAACCATTCAGGTATGGGAGGCCAAGCGAACACACCATGAGTTTTACATACGACGGTTTAAAACAAGCAATTCAAGATTATACGGAAAACTCGGAGACGACTTTCGTAAACAATCTTTCTATTTTTATTAGGGCTGCTGAAGAGCGCATATTAAAAAATGTGCAGTTAAATTTATTTATGCGTAATCGAGTTGGTTCTATGTCTATTGGGAATCAGTATCTTGGTGCGCCCAGTGATTTTTTAGCCCCCTTTTCTTTAAGTATTTATAATAGTGCCGCAGGAAGTGACGCAAAAGAATATTTAGAATTTAAAGATTTGTCTTTTATTGAAGCATTTCATCCTGATTATACTGTTCGAGGTAAACCAAGATACTACGCTCAATTTGATGTGGGTAACTTTATTTTAGCTCCAACGCCAGATGTAGCATATGATGCAGAAGTGCAGTATTTGTATAGACCTGCTAGTCTGACTTCTGGTGCGGGAACGGATACATCTTGGTTAAGTGAGAATGCAGAGTTAGCGTTATTATATGGTTCACTTGTTGAGGCGTATATCTTTATGAAGGGTGAGCCAGATATAATGGCACTGTATAACCAGAGGTTTAATGAAGCGATAATTGGGTTGAAAATGCTAGGGGAAGCAAAAGAAACCACGCAAGACTATCGCGTTGGTAGAGTAGTGAGGCCGAAACAATAATGTTTAAACTTAATTTTGATATTCCAGACGATCCTATCGTCAACGTACAAACAACGCAGAATCGAGGATTTACTCCCGATGAGGTTGCAGAACGTTGTGTAGAAAAACTGATTAGCGTGTCGGATAACGCGCATCCAGCTATCAGAGATCAAGCTAAAGCGTTCCAAAAGCACATGGAAAAGGTGGTTGCATTTTATATGCGCGAAGCTATTCGCAGTGACCGCACAACCGTGTATAATGCCCTTATAGATGCAGGGCATCCAGAACTGGCTGACGCAATAAGGAGATTATAACATGGCGATCACGCAAGCAATGTGTACCTCTTTCAAGCAAGAACTTCTTGAAGCAGGGCACAACTTTAAAAACTCAGGAGGGCATACTTTTAAGATTGCCCTATATACTTCATCTGCATCATTAGATGCTTCTACTACTGGTTATGCTACTTCAAACGAGGTTAGTGGCACGGGTTATTCTGCTGGTGGAAACACCTTAACAAGAGTAGATCCTAGTACAAGTGGTACAACAGCTTTTACGGATTTTGCTGATTCAACGTTTTCAACGGCGACAATCACAGCAAACGGTGCTTTGATATATAACACCACAACTGGTGGCGGATCAGGTACGGTGGATTCTGTTATTGTGTTGGCGTTTGGTGGCGATAAGACATCAACTGCTGGTGACTTTACTATTCAGTTCCCAACAGCGGACGCGAGTAACGCTATTATTCGTATCGCCTAAAGGTTAAGTCCTATGGCAATAATTGCTGGATGGAGTAGAGGTACATGGTCCCAAGGTACTTGGGGCGAATCCATTCCAGTTGTTGTTACGGGAGTGGCAGGGACAGGTGCGGTTGGATCTGTTTCTGTTGTTGCAGAAGCTAATGTTCCAGAAACAGGGCTGGCGGCTACAGGTGGCGTCGGCTCTGTTGTTGTTGCGGCTGCTGCTGATGTAGGGGTTACAGGCTCTACAAGCACAGGCTCTGTAGGTTCTGTTGTTGTTACAGGCATAGCTAACATTGCGGTTTCTGGGTCTGCGGGTACGGGAGCCGTAGGATCACCGACAATTAGCGGTGATGCGATTGTTCCAGAAACAGGTTTATCCTCCACAGCTTCTGTTGGTAGCGTAATCGTTGCCGCGAATGCAGACGTAGGTGTTACGGGATCTGCGGGTACGGGTGCGCTTAATTCAGTCACTGTACAGGGTGCAGCAAACGTTCCACAGACAGGTATTTCGGCTACAGGCGGTGTAGGATCTGTAACCATAGACGCACAAGCTGGCATAGCGGTTACAGGATCTGCTGGCACTGGCGCGGTAGGTACGGTCACTACGAAAGCGAACGCTGATGTTGTTATAACAAAATTTATAGAAGGTTTATCTGGTAAAGTCGGCACCGTTATTGCGGGTATTTCTGTAGAGTTTTTAACAACGGGATTGTCTAGTA